GAGTTGGAATGTCTTTTTATACAAGTTCATTTGATGGTAACCAAGCAGAAAAAATGCGTATTAGTGGTAATGGTTATGTAACAACACCAAATCAGCCAAGTTTTAATGCTCAAAGAACATCAAACCAAGGTATACAAGGTGGTACTACACTTGTATTTAATCAAGCTAGGCATAATACTGGTAATCATTATAATACCAGTACAGGAGTATTTACTGCTCCAATAGCTGGTGATTATTTATTTACATTTAAATCATTGTTTTATGCGTTTGCAGCTGATGAATATTTAGACCTTTATTCCACTGTAAACGGAACTACTAGAAATAGATATGAGCAAACAGGAAATAGCGGTCAACACACTGAAATAGATTATACAGAAGTAGTAAGGTTGAACGCTAATGATACTTTTTACCTTTTTGCAAACAACCGCAATAGCGGCGCGACTCTCTATAGCATGTACGGAAATGAAAATCATTTTTCTGGATACTTACTGGGCTAAACAAACATCATAAATATAACTAACAACACATTTTAAGGAGAAATAAAATGCCAGATATTACAATCAGTTTAACTGAAACAGAAAACAAAGCGATGGAATATGCTGCAGCCAGTGTCCAAGATTGGGCAGACAATGCAGTAACAAATCGTGCAAGAATTGCCGTGGACGAAATCTGCGGATTATTAATGACACACTGCAATGAGAATGAAATTGCTATGGCTGTGGGCAAAGATGCTCAGGTTGCACAAGCATTTGAATTAGAAGTTGTAAAAACAGCCGCAGCACGTAATGCTGAAGCTGAAGCAGCGGTACCGGAATAATAGGAATAGTCCAAGATGTCAACACTAAAAATTGAACACATATCTCATTTAGATAATGGTACCCCAGATCTTAGTATTGACTCTAGTGGACACTTGAACATTGTAAATGGCAACCTGCAAATGGGCGGAGTTACCATGTTGAATACCAGTACTGGTGCTCCATTACCATTATCTGGCGGCACAATGACTGGCAGACCAGTACTAAATTATCAAAATCCTGAAATAAGATTTGAAGATTCTGATACCAACAACAATGGTGAAATAACACTAGACAACACATCGTTGAGATTTGAAAGTGATCCAGACAATTTAGTAGCCAATTCTACTATAAAATTTATGGTAGATGGAGATACCAAAGCTACTATAGATAGCAATGGTTTGGCAGTTTCAGACAACTTAGTTGCAACACAAAAGAAAGCACTAGCACACAGCCTAGTGTTCGGAGGATAACATGTCAGCACCAAATATATCAGAATTAACCAGCGTTTTAGGAAAAACTGCAACACAAACGTGTACTACAAGTAACGCAAATATGGTAGTGAATAGTTCATCAAGTAATAATGTTTATAAAGTAAACACTATTCTGGCATGTAATTATAATACTGTTGATGTTGATTTATCGGTAAATTTTAGTAATAACGGAAGCTCATATGCCTTTGTTTCATCACTTAATGTTCCTGCTAAAAGTACAATTGATATTTTACAAAGTGGAAAGATTTATTTAGAGGAAAATGATGCAATCCAAATTTTAGCATCTGCGTCAGGTTCCATTAATGTTTTGGTAAGTTATGAGATTATTGCGTAATGTTCACAAATAGTAATAATACCAATAGGTCTAAGATATACACACCTAATGATATTGCACAACAAAAAAATAATGGACTAAGTATTCCGCAGAGACAAAATTTAATACAGCACTTAGAGCCTAATTTAAGTGACAACAGTACTGCGGTTGATATTAGTGGAAATGGTAATAATGGAAGTATGAATGCCGGTGCATACACCAATAACCAAAATGGACTACATGGAAAAACATTTGCCTTTTATGGTGTAAGTGGAAATATTAATGCTGGCTCACCCTCTACACTTTTCCCTAATAATAGCGGAAGCATGTTTGCTTGGTTTAGATTTAAATCAGTAACCAGTAGACAAACAATTTTTTCTGGATATACCACTGGTGGTCATGTTAACAGATGGGACCTTGAGCTTGGCACTTCAGGTGAACTAACAGGTATACATCATGAAACCGGCTGGACAAGTAGTAGAGCGAATGTTTGTCAAGCAGGTGTGTGGCATCTTGTTGGATTTACTTGCAATGACGGTGACTGGGTTCATATGTATGTTGATGGTGAACGAGTATCCAGTACTGCTGGTAACCACGGGCTAAATGCTGGAGTAAACATTGCAATAGGTAGACGTGACGTCCAAACTAGTTTCCCAAAAGATAAAGACGTAGGCGAGGCATTTACTTGGGAAGCAGAACTATCACACGACGAAGTAAGAGAATTATACCAAGCCACAAGAACAAGATACAAAGATGCTCATAGAAAAATTATTACTAATGGCCTCAGAGGACACTATGATGCCGGTGTAGCTGCAAGTTACAATACTGGAAACAACCAGTGGACAGATTTATCAGGTTATAATAATACTGGTTATATGACAAACTGCGGTCCTGGTGATACTGATGAACATGGTGCCTATATTGGTATGAGTAATGCCCAAATACGTATACCGTTTAACAGTAGCGCACATAATTGGAACGCTGGTGGCGGTATTAGTGTAGTTGGCATAGTAAAACCACAGCAAACAACACACGTTAGGCCATTTATAAATCAACAAGTAACAGCAGGTTCAGCTGGTGGCGGAGGACAAGCATGGCGTATGTTAATGGCAGATACTACCAACAGTACTCCCAATCCTAATGATTTTAGCTGGAACCATCAAAGCCCTAGTGCAGTTACTAGCGGAATACAAAGTCCCTTTGGATTTACTGTAGGCGAAGCATATTTTGTTGCAGGTACATACGATTTAAGTAGTGGTGGTATGTCATTACAAGTTAACAGTAGGTTTAGAACTGCTTATGGTTTCGGCGGGACTAATACAGCAGGTACCGTTGCTGCTGCAGGTGATATTTTTATAGGTAGTAGCCCAAGTTATAATCCAACAAGATATGCAAGCCAACATGTATATGCCTGGTTAATATATAATAGAGGATTAAGTGAAGCTGAATTAAGTGAATTATATTGGTATTTTAGAGACAAACATAATTTAACAGATCACTATAGAGATGCATAAATATGTGTAACAACTAGGATAGAAATATGGCATTAGTATTAGATGGTGATAATGGAATTGTTGGTGTATTAACCACAAACACTGATGGCGATGTCATCTTCGATACAGACACACTGTTTGTAGACGCTCCCAATAACAGTGTTGGTATAGGAACATTAACACCCAGTACTAAGTTGCATGTTGATGGGGGTGGGTCATCACCAGAAATAAGAATAGCGCAAAATAGTACATACTACACAGACATTGGTATAAACCACATAGACGTTACCGGTAATGACTTAAGAATTATGATGGGCGGATCTGAAAAATGGCGTTTTAAGAGTGGAGGAGATTTATACGCATCTGGTGTTCAAGAAGTCAAATCTGGTGATAAGTCTTCTGTGGGATATGAAGCATTCTTCGGAGCTAACAGTTTACGTTTCAATCGCGATGGTGATAGCTATATCGATACTAGAGGAACAAACAATAACTTAAAATTTAGACACAATAGCAATTATGATACTGCTATGACTATTCTAGGGTCAAACGGTAACGTTGGTATTGGTACAACTAATCCTCGTGCTACATTGGATACTGGATATACTAGAGTTTATAATAGTGGAGCTGCATCTTCTCCAACTGATGGTAAAGGTTTAGAAATACACTATGTAACTAGTGGTAGAACTCAAGGGGAAGGCGCTTATGTAATTTCCTATGATAGAGATAATAGTGCATACAAACAATTTACAATAGACGCAGATAGTATAAATTTATCAACAGGAGGAACCACACGATTAAGTGTAACTAATGTTGGTGTTATTCAAGGTACTAGCGATGCTGAAATAGCAACCAGTCCAATACGTACACACTCAAATACGATAAGTACTAGTACAACAATTGATGCGAACGATAATGCAGTAGCAAGTGGGCCATTAGCAATTGCAGATGGCGTTACACTTACAATTAACGGAAATATGACGGTGGTATAAATGGCAGGCACATTACAAGTAGAAAATTTAATAGGACCAACAACTGGAGCAAATACTAACAAGGTTGTTATTCCAGCTGGCCAGACACTGGATGCTAGAAATGGTTCTCCGTCGGGAACAATAGTAAACTATAAATGCTATACAGATGGTAGCCTTGTAAATGTATCATCAACTTCATGGGTAACTGCTTATACATATCCGGTCTATACTCCAATTAGAACTAATAGTTATGTCACTCACCGCTGGTCTATATTAACCAGAGGTTATAGAAACGGCGGTAATGATGCTAGAGGTAGAATTAAAATCACTAGAAATGGATCAATACTTATACAGGACCAGGAAATGGGCTGTTATGATTATGGCGGCGGCGGCGCTTGGTGGAGAATGACTTATACAGGAGGTAGTGATTATAATAACGTTACTGGAACAGATGTAAGCTGCGTGATAGAAATTGCAACTTTAGGTACTGATCTTGAATATAACTCAAATGACGGTAGTTCAACTACTAGATCATTCTACGAAATAATAGAGACAGTCCAATGAGTAATTTATATGTGGATAGTATTGTTGAAAAGACAACTGGTAATGGTGTGCATATTCCTGGGCATGTTATACAAACAGTATATGTAGAAAGCACAACATCAGCAGTTTATAGCATGGGCGGAACTACTACTTCAACTGATCTATACAGTGCAGCTATAACACCCAATAACACTTCATCTAAAATATTAATTAGTATTAACTTACAATGGGGAATGAGCAATGTGAACGGAGACTTTGGTTTGTATTTAAAACGAGGATCTTCAAGAATTGGTGGTAGAGGGCAGGACAGTGCAAGAGGAAGTAGTAATATTTGGTTTGCAAATGACGACAGAGTGGGGTCAGAAACTCAGCAGAACTATAACCTGTTTAACACTTCTTGGCAATATTTAGATAGTCCAAACACAACAAGCTCCACAACTTATACTGTGGGAGCAGCTATACACACCATTTTTGCTTTTAATAGACATTATAGTTATGATAACGGTGGTACATCGAGTATAACACTACAGGAGATCGCACAATGACCAGTATAATTAAAGTTGATCAGATACAGACTGCTAGTGGTAGTGCACCAACGGCTGGAAGTCTTGGTTTTAACGAAAGTAATGCTATCATTCAGCAAGTATTTCATACACGAACTGCTAGTGTCGCCTCAAGCTCTACGTCTTATGCAGATGCGGGGTACTCTATTACGTTTACTCCAAAAAAAGCAAATTCCAAAATATTAGTAGAATTGAAAGGAGGGCGGCCTTGGATGCCTAACACTAGTAATCAGTTAGATGTGTCACTAGTTGTAGACGGGGATGTAAGCGGTATTTCAAATAATCGAATACTTTCTCTATACGCCAGTGGTAGTTCACAGGTGCACATGAGTCTGTATGGGCAAAAAGTGTTTAACAATACAGGTACTGCAGCTCGAACCTATACTATTCAGTGGAGAACGGGCGGCTCTGGCACTCAGTACCTAAACCAAGGCAATATCTTTCCACAGTCTTTAGTAGTTACTGAGATTGGAGTGTAATCAGAAATGGCTTTAACTTTTGGATATCAAGGTAATAACGTGGATGTTGAACGCAGAGGAATTATAACATTTCAAGAAATCGCAGGATAAAACAAGGAAAATAAAATGACAACAATCGCAACAGCATTAACAGAATTGGGGATTACGGAGTGGGTACTTCGTGGCGAACCAACAACAGAAGCTGAGTTCACAACTATGTTCGCCAAAGTAACTGGCGCAGATGCAAATGGTTCAGCAATAGAAAGCCAAGACCCAAGTGATTGGGGTACAACTTGGTCAGAAGTATCAGCTAAATTGGACGAACTTACGTCAGCAGAGCCAATGCGCCTGTTACGTGAAGAACGTGATAGATTAATTGCAGTCACTGATTGGTGGGCTAGCAGTGATTTAACAATGACAGATGCACAAACTGCATACCGTCAAGCACTGCGTGACATCACTGACAGTGCGACATCACTTGAAGATGTGACGTGGCCTACTAAACCATAATAGCATAAATAAGTGTAATAACAACGGGATTATTACACATGAGCCGCAACCTTGAATTAGCACAACTTGCCAAAAGTCTAACTGTAGACGCAACAGGCACCATTACGGATTTAAATATTGATACCACTGCAATTGAAGAATTGCCGGATATCAATCTTAGTATTGCACCCGAAGTACTTGAGATACAAGTAGATGCACCAGATTCTGGTCAAGCTACTATATGGAAGTGGACATGGGAACAAAGCACCCTGCCATATGCCAGACGTACCATTACCAATTCAAATGAACTAAATGTTCCTCTTTACAAAGAAGGTACATATGTGGTTAATAACTTTGCGGCATATGACATACACGGAAGTATGTCACAAACACACAGTTTGTATTTGAAGTGGGTGGACGGCGCAGGCACAGATAACTTGGTTAGTTGGGCAACCAGTGCAGGACCAATTAGTGATACACACCCAGATATAAATGGCGGTAATGCTACAGACGTACAACGCATTACAGTAAACGTACCTAGCGTAGTTACCCCTCCCAGTTTAACCAATCCTAGTGTAGCATACACCGTTGTAAACAGCGGTAGCGGTGGATACACATTTAGCGGAGCGGCCAAAGGCGATAACCCAAACTTAGGCCCATTTTATCGTGGTGGTACTTACACCATTAATATTACAGCAACAGGCCATCCGTTTTATTTTACAACAGATAACGGAACTAATTTTGCGGCTGGCACATATTTTGGAGAGTACACAAGTGGAGTTACTGGATCACGTAATGATACAGGCAGTATAACATTTACTGTTCCTGCTAACGCTCCTGATACCTTATACTATCAGTGCGGTAATCACAGCGTAATGCGTGGTGAAATTACCGTAAAAGATTTAGCAGTTGAAACAAACATTAACGGCAACTATGTTGTTTATTTCCAACACACCCAAGAAGGTCACAAGACTCCAGTAGAGCTTCGTCCAATTCCAAGTTTAGTTAACCAGATGTGTTTAGTATATGATAGTACTAGTGGTAAATTTGTACCACAAGACTTAGCTACATACGTAGAAAACACACCTAGTTTTGAGAACAAGATACGTGAAGTGGCAGGTACTGCTGAACTGGTTGTGGAAGATGGATCGGCAGTTATTGCTAAAGTTAACGTTTACGATGATAGTACTTACTTGCCACTTACAGGAAACAATCCAGGTGACCAGGCATTTGCTACCGACACTGATATCTTGTATATCTGGGATGGATCAGCTTGGCAACAGGCCGGTGCTGCCAACAGCGATGACTTAACTGAAGGCAGTACAAATTTATTCTTTACAGATGCCCGTGCAGATGCTCGTATAGCACTACAGGCAGGTGCTAACTTAGATTTAAGCGGTAAGTCAACAACTGACTTGTCTGAAGGTACTAATTTATATTTTACAAATGAGCGAGTGGACGATCGATTATCCAACTTGTTAGTGGGCGGCAATAATATTACTGCCACATATGACGATACAGCAGGTACGCTAACACTAGATGGCCAACCAGGGTATACAGATAGTGATGTAGGTACATATTTAACAAATAACGATTATGATACGGCAACAAACATTGTGGCGTCAATAACAGACAGCGCACCGGCTACGTTAGATACACTAAATGAACTAGCAGCCGCTTTAGGTGATGATCCTAATTTTGCAACAACCGTTACAAATAGTATTGCTACTAAACTACCTCTATCTGGTGGAGCTATGACTGGAGCTATTACAACCAATAGCACTTTTGATGGTAGAGATGTAGCTACT